GGTATTTATTTTGTCCCAACGACATCAAGAAATCAGGATTACCAGCATTATACGAGGTATATGGGGATGAATATGAATATGTTTATAATAAGGCTGTCAAATTGGGTATTGGTAAAAAAGTTAGAGCTCAAGATATTTGGACAAAAGTAATCGAATCACAAATTGAAACAGGTGTTCCTTATTTATGTTCAAAAGATAACGCCAACAAAAAGACAAACCATCAAAACATTGGGGTGATTAGACAATCAAACCTTTGTAATGAAATCTATCAATATACTGATGAGAAAACTACTGCAATCTGTACATTATCTTCAATGGTATTAAAGAACTTCGTTAAAGATGGTACATTTGATTTTGAATTGTTATATAGAGAAACAAGAAAGGTTGTTAGAGCATTGAATAAGGTTGTTGATATTAATAATTACTCAACATCAAAAGGTGAAAAGGGTGGAAGAGAACAAAGAGCAATTGCGATTGGAACACAAGGGTTAGCAGATGTATTCTATCTAATGGATTATGAATTTACATCACCTGAAGCAAAACAACTTAATAAGGATATATTTGAAACAATTTATTATGCCGCGATTAAAGAGAGTAATAAATTAGTTAAAAGTGGTGAATACAAAGCATATGATTTCTTTGATGGTTCACCAATGTCAAAAGGCACATTCCAATTTGATATGTGGGGATTGACCGAGGATAACTTATCAGGTAGATGGCCTTGGTATTTATTAAAAGATAGTGTAATCAAATATGGTGTATGTAATTCATTGTTTACCGCTCAGATGCCAGTTGCTAGTTCCGCCAAGATTACAGGTTCATATGAGATGACCGAACCTGCTCACTCAGCAATATTCAATAGACGTGTTGTTGGTGGTGAGATTACGATTGTTAACAAGTATCTAATTGCTGACTTTGAGAAACTTGGAATATGGGGTGAAGACCTTAAAAATGAAATTATCTACAACGAAGGTTCGATTCAAAACATTAATTTTAACAATTATTTAGATTCTGAAGATAAAAAATATAACCAAAAGGTTAAACGTATTGAACACTTGATTAAAAAATACAAAACAATATGGGAGATATCACAAAGAGAATTGATTGATATAGCGGCAGATAGAGGACCATTTATAGACCAATCACAATCAATGAATATCTATATGGCTAATCCCACCTTAACAAAAATAACATCATCACATTTCCATGCTTGGCAGAAAGGATTGAAGACATTATGTTATTATATTAGAACTAAGGCAATATCAACTGGGGCAAAACATTTGGCGATGGATATATCAAAAATGGATAAACCTAGAACAACACCAACCTTACCTCATGTTGAACCAATAAAGACAAAACCAGAGGATTCACCATTTGATTGTTTTGGTTGTTCATCTTAAAAAAATAAGAATCACGACATTATGTCGTGATTTTTTGTTTTATGGTATTTATAGAAATAATTCAAACATTATATTTATCAATATGGCAAATGGAAAAACATATGGAATAAACTTTCCTTTTAGAGATTCTTATGAAGGTAATTATTTATCATTATCACAAACCGGAGAGGATGAGATTAGGAGTAATTTAATTCATCTCATATTAACAAGAAAAGGTACTAGATATTATTTACCTGATTTTGGTACACGTCTTTATGAATATTTATTTGAACCTTTAGATGGTCCAACTTTTTCTGATATTGAAGCGGAAATTCGTGATTCTGTTTCAGAATATTTACCAGGACTTACTTTAACAAATATATCAATAACTCCAGCTTCTGAAGGTGAAGAAGATAAAGGATTTTATGTAAATGATAATGGACAAAAAGAATTTTCGGTCACAAATATTGGTCAAATGGAACATACCGCTAAAATAAGGATAGATTATACAGTGACAGATTCTGCATTTGCGTCTAGTGACTTTATAATTATTAACATTTAAAACAAACTATGGCAAACAAAAAAATATCATATACAACTAGAGATTTCCAACAAATCCGAACTGAGCTAGTTAATTTTACGAGAACATATTATCCAGAATTAGTAGATAATTTCAATGACGCTTCCGTATTTTCCGCGTTATTAGATTTAAATGCTGCAGTATCAGATAATCTACAATTTAATATTGATAGGAGTATCCAAGAAACTGTATTACAATTCGCACAACAACGTTCATCATTATTTAATATTGCCAGAACTTATGGATTAAAAATTCCAGGACAAAGACCTTCTGTTGCATTAGTTGATTTCTCAATAACAGTTCCTGCTTTTGGGGATAAGGAGGATTTAAGATATTGCGGAATATTAAGGAGGGGGGCTCAAGTAAATGGAGCTGGACAAGTATTTGAAACAGTTTATGATATTGATTTCGCTTCCCCAGTTGGAGGTGACGGTTTTCCCAATCGTTTAAAAATCCCCAATTTTGATTCAAATAATAGATTGTTAAATTATACAATAGTTAAGAGAGAAACTGTCGTAAATGGTATTACTAAGGTTTTTAAACGAGTAATAACACCAAATGACATTAAACCATTTTTTGAATTATTTTTACCTGAAAGAAATATTTTAGGTGTAACTAGTGTATTGTTAAAAGATGGTACACAATATGCTAGTATTCCATCTGAACAAGAATTCCAAGGTTTAGATAATAGATGGTATGAAGTTAAAGCATTGATTGAGGATAGAGTGTTTATTGAAGACCCAACAAAAGTATCCGATAATCCAGGTATAAAAGTTGGTAGATATCTACAAACAAGTACTAAATTTATAACAGAATATACGCCACAAGGATTTTTGAAATTAACATTTGGTGGTGGTTCACAATCAGCAGATGAACAATTAGCTGAATTTGCTAGAAATGGGTTTAAATTAAATTTATATAAGTATTCAAATAATTTAGCTTTAGGTAGTACATTAAAAGCCAACACAACTTTATTTGTACAATATAGAATTGGTGGTGGAACTGGAAGTAATTTGGGTGTTGATGTTATAAATAATATTGGAACTGTATCGTTTGCGGTAAACGGACCATCTACTAGTGTAAACACGAGTGTAGTTAATTCGTTGTCTTGTACAAATGTAACAGCAGCTATTGGTGGGGCAGGAGCACCAACTAATGAAGAAATACGTAATTTAGTGGCATTTAACTTTGCCGCACAAAACAGAGCAGTTACTATTAATGATTATGAGTCAATCATCAGAACAATGCCATCACAATTTGGAGCACCAGCAAAAGTATCAATAACTGAAGAGAATAATAAGTTGAAAATTAAAATGTTATCATACGATGATAGTGGTAGGTTAACTGAAGTTATATCAAATACACTAAAAAGTAATGTTGCGAACTATCTATCAAACTATAGGATGATTAATGATTATGTCTCAATCGAAACCGCTAATGTAATTGATTTAGGGTTTAATATTGATGTTGTATTGGATAACACACAAAATCAAGGTGCGTTTGTTACTCAAGTGATTGATATAGTTTCAACCTATATGGACCCAGGTAATAGAGAAATGGGACAAAATGTTAATATCTCGGAAATAAGAAGATTAATTCAATCTCAAAATGGTATATTAACGGTATCAGATATTCAAGTTTTCAATAAGGTTGGAGGTCAATATTCATCATCACAAACATCTCAAAGATATTTAGATTCTACAACTAAACAGATTGAGTTAATTGATGACACTATATTTGCCGAACCTAGTCAAACATATCAAATCAGATTTCCAAACAAAGATATAAATGTAAGGGTTAAAAATCTAAAAACGGTAAATTTCTCATAGTAATTTATTTATTCAAATTGTTTTCTATCTTTTATTGAAAATATCAAATAAACTATTTATCTAAAAAGATAGATTAATGTCAAATTCATATAGAATAAGAACCCAAGTTGGGGTAGATAAGTCAATTAATGTACACTTAACACAAGATTTTGAATTTCTAGAAATCCTTTCACTTAAAATTTTAGAGAGTGAAATTTATACAAGACAATGTTCAGATTATGGTGTAGTTATTGGTAGAATTAGTATCAATAATGGATTTGGTATACCAAATTGTAAAGTATCTATTTTTGTACCATTATCTAACCAAGATGCAACAAACCCAATCATATCTGATTTATATCCATACACATCAGTATCAGATTTAAATGATGGTGGATATAGATATAACCTATTACCTTATGTTAAATCCTACTCAAATCATGTACCAACAGGTTCATTCTTTGATAAAGAGGATGTCTTATTAAATCAAAGTTATATTGAAGTATTCGACAAATATTACAAATATACCGCAGTAACAAATGAGAGTGGTGACTTTATGATATTTGGTGTTCCATTGGGAACACAAACACTCCATATTGATGTCGATTTATCCGACATTGGTGAGTTTTCGTTAGCACCACAAGATTTAATTAGAACAGGATTGGCAACGGAAACTCAAGTTGCCGGAACAAAATTTAGGTCATCTAATAATTTAAATGAATTACCTCAAATTATATCAATAAATAGAATCATTACAGTTGAACCCTTGTGGGGACAACCTGATGTTTGTAATATTGGTATCAATAGAACTGACTTTGATTTATCCGCAGAAGCTAATATTGTTATACAACCTACAGCTATTTTTATGGGGTCAATGTTTTCCGATTCAAATAATTTAGCTTTAAAAACTAGATGTAAACCTAAATTTAAACAAGGAGAATTGTGTAGTCTTATTGCAGGTCCTGGTGAAATATTAGCACTTAGACAAACAATACAACAAGATGCTCAAGGTAGACCAATATTAGAACAATATGAATTAGATGGAGGTGGACAAGTTATTGATGACAATGGTACTTGGTTAATTGATTTACCAATGAATTTGGATTACATAACTACAAATGAATTCGGAGAAAGAGTAATTTCAAACGACCCTGAAGTCGGCATTCCAACTAGAGGAAAATATAGATTTAAAATCAAATGGAATCAATCAAACGATTTAGATGAAAATGTAAAAAGAGCTTACTTTTTAGTACCAAATGTTAGAGAATATGGTTGGAATGGTCCATTCATCAACCAAACATTACAAAAAAAATCATACGCATTTAGTTTGGATTGGGACGATTATGCTGACCCACAAACAGCAATAAATTGTGAAGACACATTCTATCAATTTTCATATAATAAAGTATATACCGTTTCACAATTAATTGACCAATACAGGAAGGGTAGTTTAGCAAATAGAATTATATCAATAAAAAATATATTGGACGATGTTTGCGAAAGTGAAAATAATAAATTTCCAACTAATGATACTTCCTTTAGATGGGACTTTATATATCTTTTATATACTTTTGCATCGTATATTTTTAGACCATTATTAATAATATTGGTAGCTTTACTTCATTTTTTCTATTTAACTGTTTTTGTTCTTAGAATATTAGTTTTACCACTATTAACAGCTTATTTTGGTCTTTTAACCACTATTAAGAGTATACAAGTAGGCGGTGCCTTAGCAACCGTACCCCCAGGTTTTGCATTAGCCGCGGCACTTGCCTTGGAACTTATACCTCTCTTCACCGCTTTTGCGGCATCTTTATCCATTAATATCATTTTATTTAAAATTAAATTTAGAGGAATTAATTTACCATTGTTATTATACGACCAATGTGAATTTTGCAAATGTGCTGACGGTGATGAATCGGAAGATACTGATGAGGGTGGGTCAATACAAGTATCGTCACCCACATTACCACCTCCACCACCACCAAATGCGTCAGGTATTCTACTTACAAATTTCGAAGGAGGTTTGTATAATCAAGATTTAATTGAAGATGACTTTAATTATACAAACTATAACCAATTTTTAAGTGGATACTATATCCAATATAGAGAAAATAAAATTAGGTCTTTTAGTAAAATACCTATTAGCATTAATAGTCAATATTCTTACACACCAAACGCTGGAGCTGACCCTGTTTTTGGTAGGGCTACTTTCTTTACTAGAGATATTACCTTAGCTGAACAATTTAATTTATTTAATGTTAAGTCGAAATACTTTGACGAAAGTAGTAGTAATCCAGGTGGAGGTATAAATCAAGTTTATGTTTCAGTTGAACCAACTTTAAATGGTGGCGGATATTCTTATGTTAATCAATCTGACCCTAATATTCCATATACAACACCTAGTTTATACCACACAGATAATGTTATCGTTTTAATGATGACTCCTGAAAGTTTACCATTACTTTCTGGTGGGACTATTTTGAGTTTTGTTAGTCCAAATTCAACTAAAGATGTGAATTATAGTGGGGCGTCACTAAATATATATAATACTACGTCAATTAGTGGAGAAAGTATATTTGCTAATGTTAATACATCTACAGTACCAATCAGTATTTTACATACATTACCTAATGGGTCATCTAGAATCACAACATATACAATACCAAAACCAAATTCAGGGAACACAAATTACCATAAATTTCCAACGGATATTGAGTATTTTCAAGTCATTACTGCAATGACTTATACTGACTTTGTAGCTAAGGCGAGTACTCCAGCCTCAGGACCAGGGAGTACCATTTTAACAAATGGTTTCCCACAAAGGGTCTTAGCTCACCAAATGGCAGTTAATGTTAATTATTTATTTCAAGACGGCAGCACAGGGACTCATATTGAAAATATAACCCCATTAACATCATTAGAAAATTATCAAAATCAAATTATAGTAATATTAAATAGAGGGGTTGACCCATACTCAACTAGAGTAAACATTAGATTTGATTTAGGTAGAATATTTGGTAGAGTAAATCCTAAATTTGTTTCTGTTGAAGGTAACTTTAAACTTAATATACCAATACAAGGAAATTTTAAAAATGTAAAACACGATAATTTAACTGATAATAATAGTTTAGATTCATATTCCAATATGAGATTGTACTATGATACATTTGATTATAACCCCATTCAATTTACGGCGTATTCGTCAAATTTAATACAATATTATTCATCACTTAGTGGAGGTTACAGTGTTTTTAACCACTTACAAAGTAATCCTGGACCATTTATACCAGCCGAAAATAGAGGGGCTTGTCAATTAGCCAATTGGTTTGGATTCTTTTCATATCCTCAACTACCACTAAACATTTCACTCCCTAATTATCCTGAAGGAGTATTAACCGTTAATGTTGATAGTTTAAATTTCAATCCTGGTCAAAATGAATTTATTTACCGATATACACCTAGAATTGGTAGGTTTTTTCTTGACTCACTTTCACCTAACATATCAAATAACCCAAATACCAGTACTTACCAAAATGGATACTTCAACGGGGAAATAATTGAAGGCGGGTCAGTTATGAATATATTGGCTGGAAAAGCACCATCTTTTTTTTCAAATACTGATTATATTTTAGTTATAAATGAAGAGAATAATAATGGGGTTACTGCTTATGAAGATAGAACATATTCAGCCCCAAGATATCAAAATTGGGTATCAATTAATATACAAGCAGGTAGAAGGTTAGTTATGCGTTCAGATAGACATCCAACATCGGATAGGCTATTAGAAACTTGTGGAATAGCCTACAATTTACAACAAAACCAAAATTTTGCAATTTATGTAATTCCAGATGAAGGGACATTTGATGTGCCACAAAATACAGGGGGGTCATCAGGAATAATTCAAGACGGTGATACCGAAGCGGAAGATGTACAAAATTTTACATTTGATTTATTACAAAGTACCAATAAATGTAGTGAAACTAGAAATTTAGATTGTTATGATTTCATTCCAAATGGAGCTATTCCAGCTAATAGATTACCAGGTGGTGGTAGATATGTAATTAATTCAGGTAGATGTCAAGAATATAAAAACAAACAAATATTTGATAACGGATGTTACAAGTTAGTTACAAAAGTATTAACTTCTTTACCCGAAGACACAAGATTAATAATTGAATGGGTGTCAAGAACAAATATCACATTTGGTGCTTGTAGAAATGTATTTTCACATTTATTTACTCAAAATTGGGTAAACGGAACATTATACGCCTTTGCATTCAAAAATAATAAAATATTTGATAACTCAGGTAATATCACACCAGAATATTGTAAAGATGTTATATACTTTGATGACGATACTAATAATTTCTATTATAGAAGTAGTCCATATCGAACTGGAACAACAGTATCAAATAATGGATTCGTAGGTAAATTAGCTCCAGAAATAAGTAATAGACTTGATGGTAGAGATTTAATGTTCCCAACAACAATTATGGATTTAGGCCCTAGAGCTGACTATATTCAAGAGTTAGCATTCTCAGATGATTACGATGGGTATGTTGTTAACAAATTGAATAGTACATCATATCAAGATGTTTCTGAACTTCTGAATTTATTAATAATAACTAGATTGTTAAATACATCATATAGAAGTATATTTAGAGGAACACAAGGTGGAAATATATTTAATTATTTTGCTAGGCCACAATTAACTGTTGACGCAGATTACGCCCAAATGATTTCAATAAATTCAGAATTAGGTGTTGTTCCATTTGAGGCCGAAAGTTATCCAAGTTTACCTCCATTAACTCTACCACAATTTAACATTGACCCAGTTTATTTTACTTCAGGTAGAAACAGAGATGTTGTTTTTGGTATTTTTTACTCATCAGATACTCAAATTAGAGACTACATAACACCTAAGAGAACTATTATTAATTCTCAAGTAATGTTAAATGATGGTTGTGCTTTTAATAACTTTTATTGTTATTCACAAGAAGTACCATTTTATCAATGGAAGATAGAGAGAAACTCAGATAATAACCCAGAGTCAAGTATTTTTGGGGCTCAAAAAAACGATTGGTATAAACAACCTATTAGTGGTCAATTTTTTCATAGTCACAAATATCAAAGTTTAGATAGAGCTAGTAGTTTATCTAGATATTTTAGAAGTGGTAATTCTGGTTTGTTTACTGATGATTTCAAAGGGTATATTTACTCAATTAACAGAACGACACCACCAACACAAGACTTTTTTACAACACCATCATTAGACCCACTTCAGACTTCTTGGCAAAGAAACAGTCCTGACTTAAATACAGTAACAGTTGGAGCACCATTTTATTTTTATTTTGGATTGAAGAAAGGAAAATCGGCTTGGGATAGATTTGCAAAAAAATGGATAAATTTTGAAAATATTAGATAAATGGGAAATAATAATAATTTGAGAGTTGTTTTAGGTTCACTTAGGTACAAATCCGCGCCTAATACAAACTTGTTATTTCAAGTGCCGTTACAACAAACTCACAAAGAAATGGATGAGTTCGATAGGAGTATTGGAATTGGTCTTGAACAAGTTTTTAATCAAGAAAGAAACTTATCTGACACATTCAGACCAGTTTGTAAATTCTCATTCTTGTTCAAAAACACCTTATCAGGGTCAACCAACTATATCCCATTCGAAAACAATCTATATTACATCAATCCTGAAATAGCCGCAGCTACACAATGTGTATTAGGGTCAAATAATGTTGCATGGTCAGGATATCCCCAATTTAATGAATTTGAATTCGTAAGGAGTGATTACAATGTGTCAGGATATACAGTATCATCTGGTTCAACATTACCACATATACAATTTGTTTCTAAAAGTGCCAGTTCATACAATTGGGGTTTTTATTTAAGTTACGCATTTGATAATGTGGATAGACAATTAGAAGTTATCAATTCAGATGGTAAATTATTAACATGGTCAGCCTCTACAGGAATACCATTTGTAATTCAAAAAAGAACATTTAATGGAAGACCTTTAATCTCATTTAATTGTCCTATAAAACATGGATTAAAAGTTGGAGAATATTTTAAAATGAGTTTTAGTTATAATGGGAATGACACCTTTCAGGTCTATTCGCTTGGAAATGAAGCTTATGACACCAAATTATATACCTTCAATATAATTGATGTTGGTTTCACTGGAAATACATTTAATACTAATACAGATGGTACATTTAGAAGAGTAATATTTGACACAAATACCGCAGATACTATATCCAAATATTATATTAGGAGACATAAGATATTAACAAATCCTAATGACGCTATTGTAACTAAAGCGGGATTTGACCAAAATATATTTGGTTCAAAGAAAAAATATGAAAGTTCAGGTTTTACTCCAAACAAAGTTGCTAGAGTATCGGTTTTAGAAGGTAGTCAATCGTATTCATTGTCATTTAATACTGACACAACAATTAGCCCTTTATTAGATAATCAAAAAAGACCAATAACTGAATTATTTTTCACTGTAGTATGGAGAGGGTATTTTGGTTGGACATTAAATCCTAGCGGAAAACTAAAACAAGGTTATCAATTCAATTTGCCTAATAGTGGTACTCCAACAAATTGGTGGGCTAATTTGAACACAAAATCAGATACAAATTTTACATACGGTTCTTACACCCAAGATGGGTATGTCTTTACTTATGTTAATCCATTAAACGAAGGTGACATATTGGATGGAGCATTTTGTGAATGGAATGATTATGAACAGAGGGAAAGAGTAATATCAAATATATACCACAAAATACATTACAACTCAGATGTATTTAATACAAATGACATTAATGTACAAACAAATCCAAGAGGTTATTATTATTTACCACATTATAGTTTAAAAATAAGAGTATATTCAAATTATATTGAAGAAGCTCCACCACAACAATCAGAGGGTGTACCAAATTATGCTTATTTTTCTACTACCGACAACGTGTTTAAATGGAGAGATATATATAATTATGGGTATATTGATACAACAGGTTTAGGTGTTGATTATCCATTTTTAAATGGAACTCATTACCCTTATGCTAATTATATTTTTAGGTTAATACCAGAAGGCTATACTTATCAAGATTTAACCATAATTGAACAACCAACAACAGATCCTTGTGAATAATTATTATTTTAAATTACCTATAACAAATTTATCAATTCAATTACCTGTTGAGATTCAATGGGATTTTTTGGATAGGTCAAATGCTATTGAAAAATTTGAAAGAGAAGTAGTCTCTACAATTTTAGGTTCACCGGAGGATTTTGAAATCACTCGTTTTGCTCACGATACTTTTAATCCAAATAGTACACAAACAGATATTAATTATGAATTTTATTTCTATAATACAGGGACTACAAATTCAATTACATCTGTAAACTCAAATCCAAATGATTGGATTAATTCGTATGTTACTGAAGGTTTTAACACTAAAGAAATCTATTATTACACAAAACCGTTCACAAACTCTTTTTTTAAATTAGATTTCTATGACACGCCAGACACAAAAAGTCAAATAAATTATTTTACTATAATAATCCCGGTTCAACAAGGATTTACAACTGGTGCAACAATATCACCATTAACCCCTAATGTTCAAATAAAATACCCAAAATTTAAATTAGATTATGTGGGAGATAAAGAGGGTTTTTTTATTTATTGGTTAAGAAGTAGAAGTTTCATAGATATTGATACTTTTTATATGACAGCCAAATTCTTTGATGCTAAAATTGGTGTATTTGTTAAAATGATGAATACCCCACAAGCGTTATTACCACCAACAACTAGGTTTAATTTTCCTGGTTCAACTTACTTTTATAATAAAGTAGTCTTAGATTATGATACAAAAACATATCAAGTGTTTGATAGAACTAATCAAAGAATTGGGACAACAAGTCCAATAAAATGGTACGAATATGTTAATCAATAATGAGTGATAGAAATTTTCATATAAGAATATCACCTGAAGTTATAAATGGAGATAGATTTTTCGTTAGATATAACGCGGGAAATTCCCCAACACCTGACATTGACCCATGTTGTGAAATAACAACAACAGCAACCACAGTACAATATACTGGATTTACCATAGCTTATTCATCTATGACACAAGTATTGTCTGGAGGAACAAATGGGTCATCATTATTAACAGGATTAACAATTCCAATAATGTTAACTCAAACAGCGGTTGATGTTGGACATTACTCTGTATTTGATGGAGCTATTTCACAAAAAGATACAATGTTAAATTTTGTGGTTTCGGGGACACCATCAGCACCATATGAATGTTATTTTTATAATACATCAGAAACTGAGTTAAAAAAATATTTGAGTTTCACAAATTATTATATCAATTGGGGGGACACCAATATTGTAAATATAATAGGTCCAAATACACCATTTCCATATCCCCACCAATATAATACTCCAGGTGAATATACAATAACCTTTAGTGGAATGAGTCCTTGGGGAAATAGTGTAATAACCAAAAAAGTTTACATTCCATTTACTGCAGTAACTGTGGATAATGTTAGTGGTACAGCGTATTTCACTCCACTAGGAGGTAGTTGGTCAGGTACTTCACTAGATTATGATTATTTATTTAGCGGTGATACGACTTGTGAAATATATCAGAGTGGTAATAATCCATTCTTAGATGGACCATTAGTCATAACTGGATATACTAAGTCATCAATAAATGATTTAACTCAATATGGTCCGAAAAATAATTTGTTGGGGGGTAAATTTAAACCGGGTGAATTCGTAACAGGTTCAACAGGCACGAGGGGTGTTGTTTACGATATAAATACTGGTGTAACTTATACGGCATACACAATAAATAATATGGATTTTTATGACTATCCCAATAAACAAACTTTGTTTGTTATATCAGGAGTTAGTCCAATTGATGTTGTTTGTTCTGGAATAACAAAAGAAGAATATTTGTTAAATGTTGTAGACCAGCCAGAAGTACAATCTTCTGTATTTGTTGAACGAGGAAAGAATTCTGCATTGGAAAGAGTGATGAGACTAGGTGAAGTTGATAATATTGGTGATTTAACCAAGTATGGTTATGGATTTTTTAATGTTATAAAAACATAAAATTGATATTTATAAAAAACGAATAAAAAATGGCAATAGGTAATTATGGTACAATAAGACCGGCAGATGTTTCACCTGAAGATGTGGATATAATATTGAATTATACCCCATCTAGGGATGAGACTCAAAACTTCTTATTAACAAAATTAAATGCAAAATCAATATTAAGACCATATTTCAACAATGGTAATACTGGAGGAAATGCGAATGTTGAAATACTTGGGGGATTATATAATTTAACATTACCTGCGGAACAATTTAATAGAGTTGGAATTTATACTTTAATGATTAGACCGGCACAAATTAGAACAACAATATTGGATTGTGGTATTTTATCATCATTACCCAATGTTAAAGGATTGGTTATTGATTTAAATTCAGTACCAAGTGAATTCAGAAATAAGTTTGTAAATCAAGGTTTAGTTGGATTTAGAGTTGAATATTTAAATACTGATGGGTCTAAAATACCCAATTTCTTTCGTATAATCACATCATCTTTCTTTTGTGAACCAGTTGTTCAAAACTTGACAAACACTTCTCAGAAGTCAATTAGATATAGGTATACTGACTCAAATTCAAACTTAATATTTTGTACTTTATCGCCATCTACAGCACCAACAAACAAACCAAATGCTGTACCGTATATTGGTCAACCAAATCAAAATATAATTATTACAAATACATTTTTTAATCCAATTGTAATGGATATTGAAATCGCTGAACACGATTTCTCAACCTTGGCTATTGGATTGTTTGGTAATCAGACTAAATCTATTGATGATGGTATCTATACCTTATACGATAGTGCTAATAACATATATAAACAATATAACTTATACGAAATTAGAGATCAATTTAATGACTTACTTTTTGAGGTTAGACAAGATAGGGGTGATAATATTGATTTCAGTAAAAACTTTACAAATATATCACAATAATGGCTAAATTCACTTGTCCACCACAATCCGCAACAGGGGAAGGAACTTTTTCTGACAATTTGGTAGGTCTCCAACTTGTAGCTGGGGGTGGATTAACTCAAGGTAATTTTAATTTTACTACTGCGGTTACGGAGAAAGTTAATCGTAGTTTTACAACTGGGGTATTTTCAAATCCAATGAGTTTAGACTCAATGGGGATTAGTGATATTAATCAAGCTAAAGCTATTATTCAAAATAATTTTAAAGTATATCCTAATTTTGATTTATCTGAGGTTACTAATTTTGTTTTATATGGGTCAATGACAAAAAGGATGTCATCAGCAATTACCAAAATAATTGGTTTTTTTCCAGCTGGATTAGAATCTAATGCTCTTGGTATTGATTACACATCTGGTGTTACCGCAGAAAATATAGTGTATAATATAGTTGCTAATGAAACTTCATTTGAGCTAAATTTATCAAGAATACGTAATCCGTTTGAAATTGATTACACGACCAATTCGACAAGAAATATTGAGTTAAGAGAAATAAAAGTATCTCCATTAAGAGATATGACAAACCAATATGCTAATTATTCACTTTATTATTTAGGAAAAGGTTATAATGTAACTAGAATAATACCAACAAGTGGTTTAACATCAGGTAATTTAAAAATATATGTTAGTGGAAATCCATTTTTAGGACAAATTGTAACATATAATGATATTGTCGTAAGACCTAATGATTCAATAGTTGCTAAAGTATTTAATGAAGATTTTGATGAGGTTGAAAAGTTTTTATTAAATAGAAATATTACACCAATTTACACATCAACTTTCAAAGTACCCGCTGAAAATGAAGATGGTACTTATTATATCCAAAATCGCCAATTAACATTTCCATTATATGGTAAATGGAATATTGATATTTTAACCTCAAATTTTCAAACATATCTAAGTTCATTAAATGAAATTGCAAGATACTATGATAATCAACAAACAAATTTAATATCAAGATTTTTAACAACGGGGGCTATAACTGAATTTGACACTGATGGGAGAAAAGTTGACAAAGTTCTACAAATATTTGGTAGAAGTTTTGACGAAGTACAAAAATTCATTTCATCATTATCATTTATGACATCAGTTAATTATAATGTCGGTAATGATATCCCATCACAATTGTTAAAAAATTTAGCACTAACTTTAGGTTGGAGTACAAATATAACACCAATATCAGACGAAAACTTTTTAACATCTGTATTAGGGGAAACAAACAACGATACTTCTAGTTATAGCGGTGTGGCGGTTCAACCAACAAATGATGATTTAAATTATCAATATTATAGAAATATAATATTAAATTCTGCATATCTCTTTAAATCAAAAGGAACAAGAAAATCAATAGAAGGATTGTTACGATTAATTGGAGCACCAGAAGCATTAGTCGAGTTTAATGAATATGTCTATTTGGCTGACCAAAGAATAAATTTATCAGAATTTGATGTTTATTGGGCATCAATTTCAGGAGGTACATATGTTGAAGAAACCCCAACTTTAGAGGAGGGAAACATATTTTCAATTCAAGGGATTGATTATACTGGATTTACAACAACAAGTACAATAACGGGAGTTAATCTAAATTTGGAAGATTATCCTATTGATTCTGAAGGCTACCCAAGAACACCTGAAGACACGGAAAGTTATTTCTTCCAAATAGGAGGTGGTTGGTTTGAACAAACACCACAACACAGAGGACCTGAAGTAGTTGACCCTACATTTAGTGTGTTTACAGGTCAAAGTACGGTATTACAAACAAGTTTATTACCACCAAGTTATGGTCAAGAATATCTGAATAGATACCGAAAGTTTCCGTTTATGAATATCGGTTATAGGTTAACACCTCAAATTGATAACAACAAAAGTTGGTTTGATACTGAAACAGGATTAAGAAGTAATTTGGATGGTAATTTAAATGCTAGATATTTTGTTGAAGATGATAAATTGGTATTAAATGTTAAGAATGTTGACATATTTATGAATCCCGCACAAGGGATATTATACGATGTGTGGTCAATGTCTAGACAATTTAATTACCCAATACCAAATCAAGGATTAAATTATATACAACCAACAACTTGCAATCCAAATCCAATTAAATATTACCCAGATAGAGGGGGTGTGGATTGGACTATAATTGTGCCTCAACCAAAAAGAAAAACATTTTTTGAATTTGCTCAAACATTTTGGCACAATACAATTAATGTGAGAAATAGACAATATTCGTCAAATGGTAAAACTGGAGGGTATCCAACATTAGATTCTATTTTTTGGAGATATATCCAATCTCAAGAAATCGCTAATGTACCAAATAACAATTTCAAATATGAAAATATGATTGAATATGTTAATGGTATGGGGGATTATTGGATAAGACTAATAGAACAAATGGTTCCCGCGACAACAATATGGAACACGGGTATCAAAATGGAAAATTCAATATTTCATAGACAAAAATTTGTTTGGAGAAGACAAGAAGGGTGCGAAATAGTTCCTAATACACGTGGTGGAATACAACCATTTCCCCCAATTAAAGACCCTAAAGGTGGTCCATTTGTATCAACCCCACCTAGTGGTGTTCAAGTCCCATCTATTAAATTTAATGATGGAAATGGTGTAAAAAATAATAATTCAGGATTCAAAACAAGTCCACCACTAAATAGACCCGCAGCACTTATCACTGATGTATTTCAATACGATTGTAGTGTTGAATCTGTCGAATGTCCAATTTATCCTTGGGAGTCAAATCCGCAAATACTCACTTTAACTGGTGTATTATCAAATATATTAAATAATTACTTAAATAATAATGGATACGAATTAAATGATTGTTTATTAAATACATTACAAAGTGAGTGGTTTATTGATTTAAAAGTTAGTGGTGTTAGTTTAATTCAGTATTCTTTCTTTACTGGTAACACATACAGTATTGCACCATTTAACGCCCCAACACAAAATCAATATTATACTGGATTATTAAGTGCATTAAACTCTTTAAAAATATTGGGGTATGATTATTACTTAACTGATAATGATAGTGTTGTCGTATTCAATCAAATCTGTTCAATAGATGATAGTGGATTTATTTTTGACATAGAAATTGGTATAAACTTTAAAATTTATTGTAATTAATGGCTTGTGAATTAAATGTTATCATAAATGGTATAACTGGGGATTGTTCAAATAGTAGTTTAGGTGCTTTCGACATTAGTATTGACGGAACTGCACCAGATTATACCATCCAATGGATTAGTCCGACAACTGGGACTACAGCATTAGGTCTTGGTATTACTGGGTATTCACAAACAGGATTGTCTGCTGGAACTTATACATTTAATGTTGTTGATAGTTGTTTATCCGGTAATTCTTATTCATTATTAAATATCTATATATCTTCAGGTTCTTGCGTGTCAATTGATTCGTCAAATACAACTTGTGGATTTGATAATGGTAGTATTACCGCAACAACAAATAATTTTTATGGTAATGGGACTTTTTATCTATATGAGACTAATAACGGATTATTACAAGTAATAACACAACCAATCAGTAGTGCCGTATTTACTACTTTATCCGCTGGTACATACTATGTAATAGCAGATGATGGTGGAGGATGTACAGGAAAGAGTGAAACCTGTATAATAAAAAGTTCATCAACATTGAACTTTGGATTATACCAAATCAATAATTCGGCTTGTATTAATAATCTAGGTTCATTACATATTACCGGTTTAACGGGCACTCCCCCATATACATATCTTTGGTCTAATGGACAAACAACACCATCAATTACTGGTTTGTCTGATGGTACATATTCTGTAACAGTTACTGATGGACTAGGCTGTACGACTTCACAAGGTACTATTATTGGGGCTGCGTCACCATTGAGTAGTTTAATATTAGTTGATGTACAACCAACTTGTTTTTCAGCAACAGGTCAAGCTAGAGTTTATATATCAGGTGGAACTGCACCATACCACATACAAGGATCTAATGGAGAAATAACAATAACCTTCGCAACATCATATACATTTACAGGGTTATCTGCAGGATATTTCTCAACTACTGTAACTGATGCTGGATTATGTCAATCAACATCATTCGCAACATTATTAACCCCAAATGCGATATCGGTAGTAACATTTGATGTTACAAATTCTAGTTGTAATAACTTTGATGGTAAAATATTTATTTCTTTATTTGGAGGTGCCGCACCATATACTTATACATTAACTGATTCATTAGGTAATTTCCAAACAGGAATACAACCATTACAAAATGGAGGTTTTATTTTTTCATCTTTATATTCTGACACCTATCTAATATCAATCAATGATTCATCAGGTTTTTGTCCGTATTCAGGTACTGTAACAGTTAATAATAATGTTCTATTTAATTTATCAGCATCAACAACTGGGACTACTTGTGATTTACCAAATGGAGTTGTTACTTTATCAATTACGACTGGAGGAACAGCACCATATAGATATGAAATTAATGGTTATGATATATTTGGTCAAACAGGATTAACGTATACCTTTCAGAATTTATTACCTGGAAATTATACGGCAAAAGTAACTGATGTTAATTTATGTCAACAGATTTTACCAATTTCTATACCAAATTTAAGTAATTTAAATTTTGTATTATCATCAATAAATCCGTTATTTAATAGTGATGGTGAAATAAATGTTCTTATTACCGATGGGACACCACCATTCACCATAAATTGGAGTTCTAATGTTAATGGACAAACTGGCCTGACTGTTAATAATCTTTCAGCAGGGACTTATTCTGTGACAATTACAGATGCTTACGGATGTACATCAACTAGAAGTACAACACTACTTGGTTATACATTATTATCATCATATCAAACTTATACTGTATCTCAAGGACCATTAGTTAATTTAGGTCAAAATATAAGAAAAGGACCACAACAAATGTTGATTGAAGGGTTTAATGACTTAATATCTGGGGATACAAATTGTATTTTAAATTCCGCTATATTTGAAGTTGAAGTTACATTAAGTGGAGTCTCAACATCAACAACAGCCCAAACATTTTATACTGCAACAACACTAAATGATTTTCCTGGGGATAATTTATATTACGATACGGTTAAGATTTTATTATTAAGTTATTCCGGAATAACATATGTTGATATAGAACCAATTGAAAATAAAATAACAATAGGTACAATAACCAATCCATCACAAGAATATATTGATGCTGAAGTTATTTCATCAATTAAAATCTATTATGACATTAGTTGTGAAGTATGTTCAACACCAGTTGTATCACCATTTATATTCACAGTAGATACTACAAAATTGTCTTTAGGTTCAACAGGTATTGATAAATTCCAATTACCAACAATTAGTGGGGGTACTTATGACTTCCAAGTGGATTGGGGTGATGGCGTTGTTCAAAATATTAACACTTGGAATGAACCAAATACTGAACATACATATACCGCAGTTGGTACTTATGAAATTATAATTACAGGTCAATTTAGTGGTTGGACATTTAATAATGGTGGAGATAGAGGAAAATTAATGGAAATTAAACAATGGGGTATTTTAGAATTGGGAGACTCTCCAGGTCATTTCTATGGTTGTGTTAATTTGGAATTAAGTGGTACAACCGATTTCATTGATTTATCAACTACCAGTACATTATTACAAACATTTAGAAATTGTACATCAATTACAACTATTAATAACGCAGAATATTGGGATGTATCTACAATTACTGATATGACCGAAACATTTAGAAATGCAACATCATTTAATCACCCAATTGGTTCTTGGGATGTATCAAATGTTACAACTACATTTAGAATGTTCCAAACAGCATTCGCTTTCAATCAAGATATAAGTAATTGGGATGTATCTAACTTAGCTAATTCTGCTAATATGTTTACTTCAGCCACATCATTTAATCAACCATTGAGTGCGTGGAATGTATCTAATGTGATTGATATGAATAATATGTTCGAAAATGCGACATTATTTAATCAAGATATAAGTGGATGGGATGTATCTAATGTAACAAATATGTTAAGTATGTTCGCAAATGCGTCATCATTCAATCAAGATATTGGTTTATGGGATGTTTCAAATGTTAATACTATGCAATTTATGTTAAACACTTGTGGAATGAATCAAACAAATTATGAATCACTTTTAGTTGGATGGAATTCCTTACCTTCATTACAAAATAGTGTGTTTTTGGGAGCTCTTGGGTTACAATATCAAATTGGAAGTGCCGCTGATATTGCAAGAACAAATTTAATTACCTCCTACTCTTGGACAATAACAGGTGATATAGCAGTACCATAATAAAAAACCCCACCTAAAAAGTGGGGTTTAATTTTACCATATTTCTTCTTGTTTCATATAACCTAAAACACAACAATAAGCATCACTCATATCATAATTCTCTTTCTTGAGTGTATTGTTTTTGGTATAAACCCAATTAATTTGGGGTTCTCGTTTAGCAACTTGTTCCCATATAATTTGTTTTTTATCACAATCCTTTGGATAACCTCCAAACAAAACAAGTTTCTTTTTATCATTTTCTTTAACCAACCAAGGGAAAGCATTTTTCCTTGAATTATAAGTTGAAATGTACTCAGGAACTAAACCTAATATGTCATAAATTTCTTTGGATATTAGAGTATTATAACGCAATAGAGTTTGAATTGTATAAACATTATTACTATTCAACAAAGGTTCTTCTATTATGACTTTGGAAATACCCAAATTTTTATATTGTTCCAATTTTGTTTTAAAAATTTCTGATTTCAAAAACAACTCCTTTATCTTGTTATCTTCCTTTGGCTTAACAACTGGAGATATGTGGGTCAATTCCAAAAGTTCTTTTGATGTTATATCAAAAAGTGCCCAACCAATAGTCTTGGTGGACACATCTAGACCTAATATTTTAGGGGTTGTTTCAATTGTTTTTGTCATAATTAAAAATCGAATTTAACTACAAATTGTTGAATACCAGTTCTTGGATAAGGAGCTTGTAGTTTTGAAACAATCATAAGTGTTTTATCAGAATCGTAAAGTCCAATCTCAGACATGTGTACTTTTTTGGTATTATCCCAAGTTGGATTAGATGATGTTAAAAATTCAGATTGACCTAAATTAATCTTATACCTCATTTCATAAATTGTTGCTTGAATATCTGTTTCAATGTTTCCGTAGAAGTAGTACTCGTCACCAAAATTAAGATTTGTGGTTGTTCCTGATGGCAAATCAATATAATCTGTTAAAACATAAGTGTCCGCATCATCATATAACTCTTGTGTGATAACAAATGTATTTCCCGTTAGACCTTCTTCGGTTAAGTAACCATTAATTGTTGAACCACTCAATTGGTCGGTATAATCAATTATTTTCCACTCAGTAGGTTCTGGTCTTCCATTACCATCAACCTTCTGACAAATGATTTGGAATGTATCCGCATAGAATCCATTTGATACCGAACAATACTCAGGACATATTGTGGTGGTCGTAGATATTACTGGGAATGTTGTTGTGGTTGTTATAATTGGGAATGTAGTTGTTGTTGTTGTGATTGGATTAAATTGAGTTGAAAGACAACCAAATTCACCGCCGAACCTTACACTTACATTTTGTGATGGAAGTGGATTACAACTCACATTAGGCCCTTGAATTAATTGATAATAATTACAATGCAACGAATTTGTGAATCCGTAACTATTGGATAATCTATAAGTTACATATAAAGTTTGAGTGCTACCAGTTAAAATACCCTCAACTGAATTATTATCCAAACCACATATATTTGGTGTAATTAAGGCAACTTTTGGTGCTGGTAATGTCCAATTTCTATTTGATTTATATGACATCGCAGCAATCAATTCTTCATCATCAATCACAATGATTTTTAAGTCAGGGAAGACCTTACCAACACGATTTGGAATATTTGGTGTTAGAGCATTAACATTAGGGTTATTATCCCACAAATGGAAATACCTTATACCAGGGTCATTCATATTCAAATTCTTGGTTGATTTGATATAGTTCACTTGAAATAGATTCAAATCCTCAAAACCTGGAGGGTCAATCCAAAATGTTTGACCTAAACAACAAGTTGGATTTTTATGCCACATCAACCAAGGAAGATGTAATTTAAAGTTTCTACCTTGACCAGTTGTATCTTCCACACTATCATCAAATGGTTGTGTTGCAAACTTCTCACCATAGAATAAATCAATGGTTTGATTTGTGTAATGAATAATCGCAATAGCTTTTTGGTCTTGTGGTAAAACTTGAACAATCTCATCAAAAGAATTTATATAGAATGTAAAACTTGTATCAGTTTGACCACTACTATTAGCATAACCCAAATATTCTTTTGAACCCAAATAATTAACTGAACCAAACTTGGTATAGTCGTTGGAAGTTGAAGAATCAAGTCCTGCGGGACTTTCTGACCAAGGAATATTCATATTCCATACCTTAACATTAAATTGGTCATTATAACAAACTGACTCGAAATTAATTACATCATTATTCCAATGTATTGAGGGGGTTACACTGTCATATATTTCAGTCATACCTGATGGATATATTATTACCCTACCATAACATTCGTCAGAAAAATAAGAATAATCAGGTGTTGTTCTATCTAAAGTAAGAGTGTTCAAACAAACACCAATAATTTTGTAAGTCAATATTGGATAACAACTTGAAAGTCCGACAACACAAGTTTCACCCTCAATAGGTTCACAAGGTCCACATACGATTGGGGCACAAGTAGTTGTAGTTGTTGTTGCTGGAGGTATTGGAGGACTACAAGGATTTGTTGTAGTTGTCGTTGTAGCTGGAGGAGCGGCTGTTGTGGTTGTTGTGATGTAACAAGAAGAATCACTTCTTCCTTTTCCATCATAAATTATTGTAACAATATCACCAACTTTATAATTTCTAATTATATTTGTGTTACTTCCACTAAAGATTAAATCTATTGTATTAGTACCATTTAATGTATTCATTTTAACAATATAGTTTGGAGTTATTGTATAACAATTCATAGTTAATGCACTCCAATTATATTGTTCTGTATTTGGAATTGATGTCCCCAAGAAAAATCCTCTAGGTTGAGCGGTGTTATATACTGACTCAACTATAGAATCCATATATGGAATTCCATATGTGTTATTTTCCCCATTATCAACAAAGATAGGGTATTTAATATTTTCTTTGTTTGATTGTGGAGCCCCAGCTGTATTTTGAGCATTGAAACTAGGTTCAAGGACATTAAAATTTGTGTAATTAAAGTTAGGTATTACATTATAACTAACTTCACTATCTCCAATTTGAAAATAGGATATATTAAACCTTCCTTGTGATAATTTTTGTCTACCAGCGTCAGTAAGTCTGGTGTTAATTAAACCTGATGTATTTTTTAAAATGTATCCCATACCTTATAAATATATTAATTCATCTTTTATGATGTTATAACTGAACAACAACCACAACCACTTATTGATAGGTTTGAGATTGAGAAATTATGTTGACTATTACTAATATAACAATCAATAAATTCATTTCTATTTATTGTATCAGTTGTTGTTAATTCAAAACTAGTTCCCAAAGTATAACTCAACGATGACCATTCTTCATTAAATGTCGTTAGATACAAAGTTTCACCTTGACATCCAGGTATTGGATTAAATGTTGAACCAGTCGTTGTACCTGAACTTGTATTTGGAATTGTATTTGTATCAATCACCAATATTGAATTTGAAGTATTTGATGAAGAATCATCATTAGGTGATGTTTGAAATATTTTTGAGTGACTTAATTTAAATGAAATCGTAATTCCACTTGTCAAAGTTGGAAATACATTTACTGATGTTTTATATTCAGTTGTTGTTTGTGTTGGTGATGTACTAATAATCTGAGATGTTGTATTCAGATATATTGTATATGTTATTGGGTTTGACGGTGGGTTTAAAGTTACAAAATTTGTTGATGAATTACCTGAGATATCATTAACAACCGTCACATAATTTCCTTCACATAAATTTGCAAATATGGGAAATTTATAATATGTTAATCCATTATTAATTGAATAGGTATATGGTGGATATCCACCATAAGCAAATATGGTTATACCTCCATCACATCCACAATTCGTTTGATTTATTGTTACTTCAGAAAATAGTGACATATTTTTAATTTATTTGACATATACCATTAAGTATATTTTGACAGTAAATGAAATTTATTGATGCCGTTAAAGTAGTTGCATCAGAAAGAGTAGCGGTCAATGTAACAGTGAAATTAGGGTCGGCTAATGATGGAAGACACGGACCCTTCCAGCCTTGACTGTTTGCAGTACCACTACCAGTTGTTGGATTGATAATTGGTGGTGTCGGACTTGTAATCCAAGGTATAGTATCACTAACACCAGTTTGACCGGAACTAATATCAGTTACATCAAAATAAGTATTTCCATTATTTGTACATAAAATATCATATTTTGTAACAGTCAGACCACCTAAGTTTTGAACCATCCATCTAAAATAAGGCGTTTCATTATCACCACCACAAGTTGTTCCACGATATTGTGATGGGATGTTTGAACCATAATATTGCCACCAACTTTCATTAATCCAAAACACTAAAATAGGTATTGGACAATTAGACCCAGTTGAATTTATTATAGGAGAACCAATAGGTTGATTGATAATTAATTGCCAACTACCAAAAGGCATATCAGAATAATCAAAAGGGGATTGGAATTGTCTCGTATTGACTATATTCCAATTTACGGTACTTTGAACCCCCAATGAAGTTGATAACTGACTTGATGTCAACGCAGATAATGACCAATTATTGGAGTCCCAAGATACGAATTCATTACCAGTGTTAGATATGAAAATTGGTGTTATAATGTTGTTAATTGATGTAAATGAATATATTGTAAATATAAACTGATAAGAATAAGTTTTTCTGTCACCACCCATAAATGTGATATTCATACAGAATAAATATTCTGGGTATGATGGTATTGGAGGTAATGGTGTTGGGGTTGGCGTAGGTGGTGGTGGTGCTACAATAGTACAATTAATTACTTGTTGAAAATCTCCAAAATTATCAGTAATCTCAACAAAATAAGTCCCTGGTTGTAAGTTGGGAATTAGAATCAATGTTGAATTACTTAGAATAACATTACCTGTTGTATTTAACAAACGGACTGAATATGGTGGAGTACCACCAGCAATCTGTAAACTAAGACTTCCGTTTCCACCCACTTTAGATGGTGGTATTGGAATACAATTTATATTCATAGGATAAATTGTAATCACACCACACTCATTTATTGGTAAAAATTGATTACCGTTATATGTTGGTTTTGTAAAACAAGTACAATCACAAGTTCTAAAATATGAACTATCATCAAAATCACCATCCCATTTAACCGTAGATGTATATGGGTAATCTCCGGTATAATCTAATGTAATATTATTAGGTGTCCCTAAAGTTACTGAGAATACCCATTTATTCAAATTTGAACTCCACCAAAGAAAAGTTTGAGGACTAGTTGGTATTGTATAATAAACCTTACCATTATACAATGTGGGCATTGGTGATGTTGTACCACTAAGACACTCGTAAGCCTCTAAACAAAAGTCATAAGTTATGATTTTATTATTACACCAAACTGGGGATACTTCTAATGGATTTTTTGACATTTTAAGTTGTTAATTAACAATAAATACAATTAAACTTATTTTTCTAATAAGTCTTTCATTATATCAATGTATTTTATAGTTGAGCTTGTTGATTCTATATAATCAAAATAATTTATGTTTTCCCTCAACTTATCCAATGGATTTACATTGATATATTCTCCTTTATAAAACTTCTTTGTTTTCAAGTCATCCGTTACCCCAGCCATATGAAGGATATTATGTTGTTCATATTTTTTAATATCATCAGTAGCCCAAGAAAAACTAAGTTCATCTGATATTTTTACATCATATTTGAAATACCATAAATTCCATAATAATGACCACATTTCCGCAGTCCAAAATTGTACAGCCCCAAAATCAATTGGATATTGTTTATGATACAACATCATTTTATTGTATAATGGGACGCAATCCATATATATTTTATACCATTCACTTGATTGGGCATTTTTAATTATATATTGCCCACCACCAGAATTATTTTGATTAACTTTCAGAGTTTCAATATCAACCCCAACAACACTCACCATTTCTTTGAGTAATAGATTTTTTTCTTGAGATGGGTGTTTCATCTCATATCTTTCACAACAACTAATTAAATAATCATATCCGATATACCCAATTGTGTCAGACACATAAATTATATCATCATTGATTAACGATTCAAAATTTGGTAATTTTCTGAATACAATATCGGCATCGTGTAAAAAAAATAACTTACCATATTTAGGGAATTCTTCTAACCATTTGTATATTAAAAATGGTTTAATATTGGGTATATATGTTTTTTTATGTCTTTCATCTAAGTAGTGATGAACATTAATACCCAATTTTTTTAGTTCTAAAGATTCTTCAGTTGGGGTTGTATTTCCCATAACCATCGCAAAAATTACGTGTATTTGGTTGGGGTTAATTCCCAAACTTATAAAGTTATGAACATAAATTCTAACTTGCCAATGAAAGTAGGGAACATCAGGTTGTGCTGTTACAAAAATTAAATCCTCCATATAAAAAAATATAGAGGATTATTTGACTTTATAAATAATATAGAATATCCGCAGTACCAATAAAAGTGGCATTAGCCCCCAATGGGGTTATACAAATCCACATTTCATCTCTAGTACCATCAACATTTGAACCTGGTCTTATTTGGTTATCATCAATTTTTGTTGTTGTTAAAGCTGATGTCCCCGCTTCACCAATTAATGATGTCATTATATGACCTAGTGAAGTTATTGTGGGCGTACCATCGCCTAAAGAATATTGGAATGGAGAGTTTGGAATATCGGTCCAAGTAGGTGTTGATGATAAAGTTGGATTAAATTCCACTGACATTAAGTAATTGTCATTTGATGTGTTTAATATACTTATAGCATCAAATTGTGAAGTTACACCAATATACCCCTCCTTTAACCTATAACCAATGTAGGGGTATTTAACACCCGATGTTGTCATTGTTGTTGTTGCGGTATAAGGAA